TGATGCGCAGGAAGATGCCCGTAAGGTGATGATGGGGACCGCCATATCAATATATTCCGCGGTTATTAAGAAATCTCCTGTGGACGCTGGTCAGTTTAGGAATAGCTGGCGAATTAGTGCTGGGTCCATTGATGATTCGGTTGAGCCAGATGGGCCTTATGATGAGGCGCGCAAGAAGGGTACAGTAGTACAGGCGAATGCCAAGGCTAACGCAAGTATGGTAAATGGCGCTCTTAGTGTTGGTGTCGGCAAATCAATATTCATATCAAACAGCCTTCCTTACGCCGTAGCACTTGAAGATGGGCACTCAGGACAGGCCCCTTTAGGGGTTGCAGCAGTTACTGTTGCAGACTTCAAAAGGATAGTTGAGGTTCAGGCAATCAAAGCAGGGTGGAAAAACTAAATGAGTACAAGTTATTACGACATAGGGAGGGCACTGGATACACGGTTATCAACCATGACCGGTGTCTCTCCAATAGCGTGGGAAGGAGCAGACTATAAGCCTGTTGACGGAACACTTTACACAAGACCAACCAACGTATTTGGTGACACTGTGCAGATAACGCTGGGTGATGCAGATACGGGCAAGGACGAGACAATAGGCGTTTATTTCATTGATATATTCGCACCTAATGGACGTGGCAAGAAGGCAGGAATGCAGATGGCTGATAAGGTAGCAGATAGGTTCAGACGACGGACTAATCTAGTATATAACGGCACAACTGTGGAAACAACAAGTGTCAGCGTTTCAGCTGGCAACAACGAGGGAAATGGCTGGTACAAGCATCAACTCATCATAACGTACCGCGTAATTACCGGTGCAAGAACGTAACTATATAGGATAACACAACATGGCAAATGCATTAGGTAACGCAGGAATCGTTAAGATTGGTTCAGACGTAGTAGCTGAGGTCACTGCATTCTCTATCTCAGAGAGTATTGGTGTAGCTGATACAACTGTACTAGGCGATGTGGCTAAGACCCACAAGGTAACAATCAAGGAGTGGAACTCTTCTATCACGGCTTTCTATGACCCATCAGACACAGCTCAGACAGCTATGGTCGTTGGTGCAGAGGTGACTGTCCACCTACTCTCTGAGGGCGATACAGCTGGAGACATTGATTCTAATGGTACAGCATCTATCACAGCACTCGAGCGTAGTAATGACATCGAGGGTATCGTAGTAGTCAGCATCACACTACAAGGTAATGGCGTACTGGCTCACGACGCAGTATCAGCATAACCACATAGGGGCCTTCGGGTCCCTTTATTAATTGGGAGAGAACATGAACATTGAACAACTAGTATTTGAGGATGTGGCTGAGATGCCTGTCCTAGGTCACGACGGCGTACCATTCGACGGTACATTCATTACATTCTATGGCAGCGACACTACAGAGGCACAGAGAGCACACACTAAGCAGCGAGCAGCAATACTCAAGGCTGGTGACGATGAGGTGGCCACAGTCAAGGATATGGATAAGCTATATGCACTCAGTATCTCATTGAGAGCACAGGCCATTACATTCGTGAGTAACGATGTCAATTTTACCAAAGGGTAGCAGCAGCCCTAGTCAAGTATGCTGAGGCAGCATTCAAGCTATCTAAGTCGACACATGGTGTTACCCTAAGAGAGCAGCATGAGGCCATCTACAAGAGTACTGGTAAGCAGTCACAGCTTCTGAAGGACACTGAAGAGTTCCCCAAGCACTGTGGATTCGTATGGACACTGTTCAATGAGCTATCTGCATCAAGAGACTGGAGCGATGGACACCCATCTGCTATCAAGCCAAGCGAGGTTGTAGCAATGTGCTCACTTACTGGCATTGAGCTACACCCAATCGAATTTAAACTACTGTCCGATTTGGACCTTACATACAGGAGCACACATAGTGGCAACTAAGAAGAAACTGGTAATTGAGGTAGATTCAAAGGGTGTCCCCAAGGCATCACGACAGTTAGACACCATGACCAAGAAGGCTAAGAAGGCCGAGAGAGGTACAGCAGCACTAACCAAGCGTATGGGTAGCATGCTCGGACCAATGGCTCTAGCTACAGTAGGCATTGGCCTTATGGCTGGTGCACTAAGCAAGATGATACGGAACACCTCTATCCAAGATGCAGCAATGGCTCAATTACGGGCTGGTCTGGAGAGTACAGGACATTCTGCAGGATTCACAGCAGACGAACTGGCAGGTATGGCCGCACAGATGCAGAAGACTACCATGTTCGGTGATGAAGCGGTTATCAAGATGCAGGCGCTGATGCTCACCTTCACCAATATTAAATCAGCCCTACCAGCCACCACATGGGCTATAGCTGATATGGCTACTCGCATGGGTACTGACCTTACGAGTGCTGCAATACAACTGGGTAAGGCTCTTAACGACCCTATAGCCAACCTAAGCGCCCTATCCCGTTCAGGTATACAGTTCACCAAGTCCCAGAGGGAGCTTATCAAGGGCTTGTGGGAAACAGGCCAACAGGCAGAGGCACAGAAGGTTATCCTTACTGAATTGAACACACAGTTCGGCGGTAGTGCTAAGGCTGCTAGAGATACATTAGGGGGTGCCATTCAGGCCCTTAGTAACAACTTCAATGACCTATTCGAGCTTGGTGAGCAGTCTAGTGCGTTCTTTACTAGGTTTGTGAAGGGTGCAAACAGTGCAACCCTGGCTGTAGGTGGATTGAAGAGTAAGGTCGCTGATTACTTTGATTATCTCCGGTTCATGGAGAATGAAGGCCTGACTATGAGTGAGAAGCTGTTCTCTACACCAGAGACACGCGAGGCATTCGCAAAAGAGCAGGCTGGCAAGGGTGAGCTCAAAGAGGGCACCGTAGTAGGTGAGGGACAGCTTGAGGATGATATGCAGGTCCGTCTAGATGAGGATGCAAAGAAGGCCGAGGTAATTGCTGAGGCACAGGCACAGATCAATGCCGCTAAGGAAGAGGCAGAGGCCATCCACTTTGGCATCATGCACAAGATAAGGACAGAGGATGCAGTAGCAGCAGCGAATCTACGGATTAAGTCTGCCAGTGACCGTAAGAAGGCCTTACTCAATGAGAACCGTAATGCACTGTCTATGGCTATGCAGGGTAATACCTCTATGAAGAAGCTTGTATTGGCTGCTGCAATGGACCAGGCGAAGATAAAGGGTAAGCAAGCGATTGTGAACGCTTTTGAGTTTGGAACTAAAACGGGCGGGCCTTACCTTGGTGTTGCTTATGCAGCCGCTGCCAGTGTTGCCGTAGGTGGTTTGATTAGTGCAATCGGTGGTGCAGGTAGCTCCGGTGGTGGTGGTGCTCCATCTACTCCTGCCGACCCTACTACCAACACTGGCACATCGTCTAGTGAGGAGTCAACAGGGGCCGTACAGAGTGTGATGATTAACCTCAATGGTATGGGATATTCCAAAGAGAATGTTCGTGACCTCATAGAGTCCATCAATGAAGAGCTCGATGATGGTGTCGAACTTAAAACTAACCTAGGGGACTGATATGTCTAGCTACATTTTACACAATAACATCCTGGCTGACTCAGTGGCTACTGTCACGGCCTCTAGTGAGGCTAGCGGGTACTTAGTCGGTAACGTATATGATTGCCTACTTAATGATTGGTGGAAGCCTACAGCAGCAGGTACAGAGTATGTATACATCGATTATGCCAGTGCGGTATCGTGTGATTCATACGCGGTATCGGGCCATGACCTACCAGACAACTCTGGTACTATCCAAGTCCAGTACTCAGCAACGGGTGCCTGGGCAGGAGGAAGTAGACTTCGATACAGTACAGACACCAGCAACTAATGACCCCCTATTCAGGAAGGTTGATAGTGAGAGTGCTCGGTACTGGAGGTTCAAGGTCGTATCAACCGGTTCAGCCAGTAACATTGGTCATCTGCAACTGGGAGCCGTGCTCGAGCTTCCATACGGTATGAAGACCGGCTTCCTGCATGCCCAATATGCAGATAACTCTAAGATGCTTACCAACGTAACCGATTCAGGTTCGTTCAGTGGGCGTTCAGTGGTATCTACAGGCGTTAGGTTCTCTATCAAGCAGAGTATGGTTGAGACATCATGGGTAGACGCCAACTGGGCAGATCTGGCAGACCATATACGAGTTAAGCCATTCATATTCTTATGGGACTATACCAACCACCCGCTGGATGCAAGGTTCGTCTGGTTAGATGGCTCCACACCACCAAAGATACAATACAACACTCCATTACATGTGGGGTTCACCTTAAATGTAAGAGGAGTTTAATATGTCACTACAATCAAGCAGAGAGACGCTTGGACGCATACCTGTAACCGTTGTTGAGCTTGATTTCGATACATGCACCAACGTATACGGTACAGGGGCGTGTACAGCAACAGGTACAGCAGGTAATGAGTGCTACAACACATTCGATACCTGCCATGACCCAGTTAACTATGTAAAGGGTACTAAGACCCTTAGGTTCTCCGATACTGAACTACCATTCATCGAGCACTATCCAGTAATCACAGCAACACCTAAGCTTGCGCCATCACAGGTCATCCCAACACGGGGACTTGGCCCACGGAGCTCAATAACAGTAGACCTCATTGATTTCAAGCACCACGACAGAGAAGTCGACCCATATGTGGCTAACAGAGCATATACCCCAGAAGAGCAGGGGACATTCTTCGGTAAGCTCAAGTCTCGCAACCCACACTATGAGGGTAGAGAGATGCGAGTCCTTACTGGATACAAGAATGACGTATTCAGCTGGGATGACTTCGAAACACGCACCTTTATCATGGATGCATTCAAGGGTCCTGGTAGAGATGGTAAGGTTTCGATAACAGGTAAGGATTTACTCAAGCTGGCTGATAATAAGAAGGCTCAGATGCCTGAGGCGTCCACTGGCACCCTTAACGGAGCTATCACAAACTCAGCTACCACATTGACACTACAAGCC